TTAATCTTTAAATAGTTAAATCAAAATGTTCTTTTAATTTTAAAATATTAAAAGTATGTCCTCTTGATTCGGTAGTTCTTGCATCTAGTATAGTATCTTTTGGTAATTCTTTTTTAAATAATAATGTATTTCTCATCAATTTAATTGAATTTGTATCGTAGTTTATTCCATTTTTATCAGTCCAATAAACAAATCGTTTATAATAATCAGAACTTGATATAAAAACGGCCTCTTCTTTTATATTTTGTTCTGTAAAATATTCTAAAAATTGCTCGTATATAGAACGACTTGATTTTATAAATTCTAAATGATATTCTGTTTTTGGTATCGCTTCTGTATTGAACGAACAAAGATTTTCTAATTTACAAAGTTTTTCATAAAAAACACGGATTACTATATCATCATTTATATAATTTACAAAATTAGTATGATACTCTTTATTTTCATCATTTTTTTTACAACGAGTATCATTTCCTCTAATAATAAAATTTCGCCTGTCATCTTCGCTTGTAGTAACGCAGAACTCTTTATTTGTTGTCATTAAAAACCGATGATATGATGCTATCTGGAAAGCATCAACCCCTTTTTGATTAATAGTAATAACTGTATTTGTAATTAAACTTTTGATTAATCCATCCGCATTTTCTTGTTGTTTTTTTGACAACTCGTCGCAATTGACTAAAAACGCATTAATCATCACGCTATTAAAATTTCCCCAAACATCTCTGTCAGGTGAAGGCGTTTCCAACACTTTGGAAGGTCCCATTAACTTTCGTAATAATTCTATAAAATTTCCCTTACCTGAACCTTGTTTTGAAATAATAGTTGGGACAATTGTTTTTATAGCAGGATAAAGTAACATTTGAGCGACCCAACGAATTAAATAGTCATAAGTTGTTTTATCAAACGAACATAAATTTAAAATATATTCTTCAATATGTTTAATTTTTAAATCTATATCATCAGGAAGTATATCTACTTTTAAATTTTCAACACGAAAAGGCGTCCAAGAATTAAAAATATTTGAAGGACAATGTAAAGGCGGGGGATAACAACCAATATCGTCGTAACTTAATAAATCCATATCTGTTAGCCAAGTATTAATACAAGACCTTGTCATTAAAATACCCTTCACAATTATTTGATAAGTGAGGTGTTTATAAGATGTGACTAATTTTGATTCACTCAAAAATTTAAATTCTTTAAATTCGCCTTTTTCATTTTTAATTATTAACAAAAATATACTTCTATTTATTATTTTACAATGCGATTTTTCAAAAACATATTTAAATTCATCATAAGTTTTTATATCTTTTAAAGGAATATCTGAAAAAACTTCTGTCCCTTCAACATTCAAAATATTGATTTGTTCTGCATTTGCTAATAAATGTCGTCCATCAATAATTGTCTGATGAATATATTTTGGATTATACGATTTTATTTTCATAATAACATTAAGTTTGGTTTCGTTTTTAATTTTTAAATTTAGATTGGTTATCACATCATCAAGATTAAGAGACTCGTCAGGGCGTTTAAAACACAGTCCATCATATTCTAACGCACATTGACGCTCTTTAATTACATTTTCCTTGGCTAAAAATTTATAAGAAATGTGTAATATTTCATTTTCAATAATTCCGCAAAAATATGACATTACTCGTGTTTTGATTTCGTATTCGTTTGACAAGTCACCCTTAACCCGTTCAACTAATTCGGGGTTGCTGATATTAATTAAATCAATTAATTTTCTACAATCTGTTTTAAATAAATTTACAAATTGATGAGGCGTTGTGGTTTTAATTTCAATATTATCTTCTTCCATTTGTGACAACCAAGTATTATGACCTCCTCCGTAAATTAATATATTAAAAATATCTTTTACATTATCGTGAGTAAGTTTGCAATCTTCGGGAGAATAATATTCAACTAACATATTAAAAATTTCTTCTGGATTACTTAAATATTTTTCAAAAGCAGGAAGTGTTAATTTATTATTTTTAGCAATACTTACTAAAATAGAAGGATGACCCTTTACCATATCAATATCAATCCAATCCAAATATTTAAAGAGAGTATGTTTTATATGACGACTCATACAAATTGGAGAAATAATATTATTTGGATAAAATCTGCCAAGCCCGTAACGCTGTGAATGTGTCATATCTAAAATTCCGCTTCTTTTATCAATACCCTTAATAAATTGGGATTTTCCTTCAAATGTGATAGTAGTTCCATCTATTATTTTTTTTAAAATAGTTTTTCGGTCTTCTGTAAATTCTGGATTTGATGAATTTTTAATATCTTCTAAAATAGGATAATCCAATTGAATACTAAATGGACCTTTTAATGCTGAATACACAGGGATTTTGTTTAATTCAATCGTCCAATTCTTTAAAAATTTCATTTCTTATATTCTATACTAATATTTTATTTTTAAGTTATTTATTTAAAATAAAATATTCCTAAATATTTTGCATATTTTGTCAAATTCAAAATGGGGATTATTTCGCTTTTGAAACATTAGATTGCGTTGATATTCATTATATTTTTCCTTATTCTTCTCACGATAAATGTAGATGTGTGTTTTATTTTGCTTATAAGTTGGGGGCATCCTTTAATTATATACTATACTAATATATTTTTATATTAAAAAATTTATTATAATATAAAAATCCTGAAAAATTCTGGAAAATTTTAAAAAGATGTTGGGCGACCCGTCATAGTGTCATACAACCCGTCATAAGCATAAATGCGGGCCCCTGCTTATCCCTGCCTATATCCTTACCTATTTACATCTTACTTTTTTAAAAAATAAATAAATAAATAAGAGCAATGACACTATGACGGGTGTGACAGGTTTTTTTGAACTTTTTATGGATTTTTAATAATTTTCTTTTTTTGAAAAAAATATATATTTTATAAATTAAAAAAAAAATGGGGTCTAACCCGTCATTGGTGGCGACCCGTCATATATACTAACATTTATCAAATCGTCCGCCAAATTTTGAATAATCCTTTGATATAAAATGTATTATATTCATCTTCGGCAGGTCTAAATTTATTCATAATTGTGTTGTAGGGTTCGGCAATGCCACTAAATTTTAATGACTGTTCCATTGAATACTCGTTATCAACATATCTAGAAATTCCGCAAATCTGTGCATTTTCTAAATGTCTGTATAAAAAGAGTCGTTTGTATTCATTGATACAAGCGTTTTTTAAATTAGGGTCATCTATATTGTTTCTATTTATATTAACATCATCAATATAATATTGGTGGATTATATAATCGTCTAAAACGAGATGTATTTTTAAATGTTTTTTCATTCGTTGATACATAATTTCGTCAAGGTCGTAATCTTTATTTTCAATTTGTTTTTTAATAGCAATTAAGGGGTCTGCGTATTCATATACGAGTCGCATTATATCGGCGGGAAGGAGTCGGCTGTTTCCTAAATTCTTTTTCAAATAATTCATAATATATATATTAGGAATAGTTTAAATTCAAATAATTTAAAAGTTGTTAATATATAAGAATAATGTTATCTTTAATTAATCGTGATTTGGCTAGTTCAAAATATCATACGCTGTCTATTTCAAAAATGTTTGGAATGCCTGTTAATGTGGAAGTGTGTTATAATAGATTAATCGTTAAATTAAAGAATGTAAGAATAGATTACGAAGACCAAATGAAAACAGTATTTAATGATGCTGTTGTAGATAATTTTTCTAATAATGTAAATAAATTTACACAAAAACAACTTGACAAAGTAAAGTTAATAATTGATGATTTAAAATTTAATAAATTGACGGGGGCGTTTGAACTTGGAGAAACCGAAGGGCCGAATATTTGCGAACTCAAAGAACAAGATGAGTTTTATGAAATTTGGGAAAAAGAAAATTCAAATATTAAAGTAAGTAAAAAAGTTTGTGAATGCACTGTGTGTTTTGAAAGCACAATGTGTAAATCTAAATGCGGGCATTTTCTTTGTTACGAGTGTTGGTCGCAAGTTAAAACTTATTGTTGCGATAGTTGCTCGCCTGATGAAAGCGATGATGAATGCGAACACGAAAAATGTGGAAATCAATTGTGTCCAGTATGCCGTCAGGTGTTATATGTTAGCGGTTGCGTTTGTGATTAGACGAAATAATAAGGACTCGTTTTAAATAAACGACACACCTTAATTAATTCTTGATTACTATATGATTCAAAGCGTTGTGCGTGAGGCAAATTTAGTTCTATTAATTTTTTAATGATTTCTTGGATAGTGAATTCTCTATTTAATTTTACCATTATATAATATATGTATTTTATAATATATATTATGTAATAACGAGTCGTATTTAAAGTTTATTTTGTTCTATAAATTGAATATGTGTTTTACTTCTTTTTTCGTGCGTTTTAATATAAAGTTTATTCATAATTGAACCACAACAACAGGTTATTTGTTCTTTATTTTTTTCTCTATATTTATTGTGATAATCTAATATTTTATTTTTATTTTCAATATAGTAATCTTTATGATAATCTAATATAACATCTTTATGTTCTTCATAGTAAATTTTACATTTTACTAAATGTTTTTCTTTATTTTCATTATAATTATCTTTATCGGTTCTTGTAGGTATTGTTGAATTTAATATTGATTTTAAGGTTTCAATCCAATATCTCTCTCTCTTTTTTGCATCCAATTGATTTAAACAAGGATATTTTTCAATTTCTATCATATCCCAATTAATCCAATTTCCATTTTCTCTAATAAATGTATAAAGATGTATATTATATTTTTTATCTTTAATATTATTACAACTTGATTTATGTTCTTGTTTTCTTTTAATAAAATTAGTTGTATGACCTATATAACACTCCGTTATATTAATATTTTTACAAACAATTTTATAAATACTTGTATTTGAATAACATATTGGGATTTTTGGCATTCTATAAGCAATTATAATATGTTACTAAATACTTTTCTAAATCAATTTTTTAATATTAAAAGTCACTTGGATTGAGAAATTCAGTAAATCCTTTACGATATTTTTCTGTGTCATCAAAGGACTCAATATTGACGATTAATGGATGAAACTTTTCGTTTGTTGCTTCCTTATACATATTTAATAATGTTTCTTTATCAACTCCTAAAGATACTTCCCGTAAAATCATTTTTAGTTCTCTGTCGCCACTCAATCTTAAAAGAACTAAATAATTACAATTTCCTCTTATCACTTTGGGGCAGACATAATAATTTTGACAAAGATACGCAATACTTACATTGAGTTTCCTGCCACGGATATAGAAATTTTTAATTTTTTCTTGGTCTTTACATCCCTGTGAATCGTCAATGACGACTAATGAAGCGGTCTCCTTATCAAATCCGTCCAGGTTCGGCAAGGATTGTAATCCTTCTAGAACTCGTATTTGGTCACTTTTGCTCTCAAGAAAACGATAAAGAGGTTCATCTTTATTTTGCGTGATAATTGTAACACTTGAGAAAGTCCCGCATCCCTGTGAGAAGAGATTAATTAGATTGGTAATGAACAAGGTCTTCCCCCCACCTGACGGGCTTGTAATTACCATCCTAAAAGGTATTTCAAATCCGTGAAGTTTTTTATTTGGATTAGGTAAATTTATATCTTTAAACTTGCAAGGCATTGTATCGTAAAAATTAACTATTTTAGAAGACATATTATATATATTATTATTATATTTTATTTGAGTCAAAAATTACGAGTCAAAAAAGTGACTCACGAAATGAAAATATAAAGTATAGTAATAATTTTAATCATAAATTTTATTCGTATAATCCATAGTAACATAATATATATTTATAAAAAATATTTAGATGTTATTAATAACACTTGCATTTGATGTATTACTTGAAATATCTATACGAGTTTCATCATCAACATTTCTGCTAACATTTAATAACCCCCAACAAAGATTTACTGACGAACATTTGCTACGATATAAAAATAAAAAAACGGATGCTGTAAATGGCACTAGAACAACAGATAGGAATGTAAATAATTCGTTCATAATAATATATTCAAATACTTTTAAATATATTATATTTTTTAAACTGCGGATAATTATTTAGAATAATAATATTGCTAAATTATATAGAATGCTTACTAACCACCAATTAATTTCTCTTGCTTCCAGAATGAAAATTCCACTCCAAGGCGTGTATTTCAAATCACAATTGAAAGATATGAAATTGAAACCAAACCGCTCGTATATAATTAATCTAGAAGACGAATATGGTAGCGATGGCGAACAAAATGACGGCTCGCATTATACGGCATTTCAATATAATAAATGTGACGGAGAAGAAGATAAGGTTGTGTATTTTGATAGTTACGGTGTAGCACCGCCAGAGGAAGTGTTAAAATTTTGCGGTGTAAAGGGAATCCCATACAATACAAAAGATATACAGAGTTTAATGTGTGATGCGTGCGGTTGGTTTTGTCTTGCTTTTCTTCACTACATAAATGCTTTTGAAGGAAGAACAAAATGTATATATAGTGATTGTGAAGGCTTCACAGAATTATTTCACGATTTGAATGTAGAGACAGATGCAAAATATAACGAATTTGTTTTAAAATTATTTTTTAAAAGCCCAGACGATAAACGACGGCCAACCGTGGAAGATGTAGGGTTTAAATTTATACCTGATGAAAATGCGGGTGGGTCTGTGGCAGAAGGAATTGCTGATGTAGATACGATAGATTCAAAGGAGTAAAAAAAATAAGATATATTTTTTTTGTTAATTATTGTTATTTTTAAAAATTAGATTACGCATCTAAAAGTTATATTAATTCTTTTACCTGTTAAGTTTTTATTTTTTAATATTGAATGTTGATAAATTGCTTGACATCCATATCTCATTGCGATTAAAGTATTATTTGTTAAATTATAATCTAAATGTTCTTTTGTTTCAATATTTTTAAATCTCATAATTCTATCTTCTCCAAATGAAATTCCATAAATATGACTACCTACTTGTAAATTTTTTTCATTATCACTATGAAATCCAATATAGTCATCATTTTCATACCAATTTATCAATACGCTATTATATGTAAAATCATCTAATGTATTTATAAAATTTAAATATGGAATTAATAATGTAGGAACATCACCTACAATATTATCGTGCATTCCTGTAAATTTATAAGGTTTTCCATATACCTTATAACGACGAGGGGCTTCAATATTTTTACCAAACATATTAATTATATTTGGAATTACGGGTCGTATATCCCATAAATTTTCAAATTCATTATTTTTTAATTTTGGAATGTCAAATGATGAATATTTACCATAATATTTTATATAATTTTCTATTTCATTTTTATTTTTCCATAATCCAATTACACAGCAATTTATCCAATCCATTTTCAAATTCAAATTATTAATTAATTTGTTAAATTCCCATTTTTTAACTATTTTTTCGTCGTCGCAAAAATCACAATGAACTTCTATATATGAGTTATACTCCCTACCAGGCATTATAA